GTCTTGTCCCGGGACCATTCTTACCTTTCATGTGATGACAGATTCGGGAATGCTCCGGAGTCGGGTACCACTGTCAGAGATATACACTCAGGAGCCAACCAACGACATACCATTCAACTACAAGCAACTATGGGACTGCTTCAGCGAGAACGTGACTGTAACCGAGTACAGCTTCCTCGCCTATCACCGAGCGCAGATCCTGCTTAGGGACGCAACCAAGGTGTGGGGCACCTACTTGTTCACAGTTGATTGGTTCAACAACCCATACAGCGACGAGCCATCTGACTACAAGTGTGGTCATGTGTTCGAGGGTGACGATGGCTACTTGCTCTGTATGCCAAACAACAGAATCTTCTGGCGGGATTCTAATTGGGTTACGAAGAAGTTGCCGGACAACCTAAAACAGTTCCGGGTCTGTACAGAGTTGCCTAGCGTGGAGAATCAGTCCGACAAGTGGGTGACGGAGGATACGGATTCATTCTACTACGATCTCCGCAAGGAGGAGACAGCGTGAACATAAGGGACGAAATCCTCGACACATTTGGCGAAGAGGCTGACGGCATCATGTTTGCCGACGGATTTGACTGCGCGGTTGTGGGGGTGGGCAGGACATTTGATGGGCCATTGTGCGCCGTGTACGACATAGACAAGATCATCCAGGAGCTAATGAAGGACGGCATGGACCACGATGAGGCCCACGAATATTTTGATTATAACATTGCCGGATCTTATGTGGGTGAGCAGACTCCGATCTTCATGCATGCAATGCCCCAAAAATAGAAGTGAAAATGTATAAGCTGACCGCAATTAATTTCGGGACTCTGGTGAGAGATCTCGGGATTCATCCCGGTAACTTGTTTCCGGAGGAGTTCGGGCACAAGGGAAGAATAATTAACTCCATGCTCTACGATCATTGGCACGGAAACGGATATAAGCTGGACATGTTGACAGGAACTTTTGTAGAAGATAAGACAACAACCCCAACGAAAGGAACCAACCCATGCAATCCACCAGACTCACAAAAGGAGACCTGACCGAAAGGTATAGGCAACTCGCAGGAGAGGTCGTCGTGCAGATGATCTCAGACATTAAACTGCTGAACCGCAGAAAGATTCTGTCCGGGCTCGTATCAATAGCCAAGCCGAGGCGCAACTCGGGACACGGAGACGGATACAAAAGCTACATCGAGTCGGACGAATTGGTCCGCGCAATACGCGGTGAACCCATGGCTACATGGCTCATGGCTGCCGGGGCCAACGTGGACCACCGTGACGTAGTCCGGCGTTTGGAGAAGTTGACGCCCGAGAAGTGTAGCGAAAATGAGAACCGAAAGTTTCACCAATCAAGGAAGGGTAACTAAATGAAGATTGACGACTACAAGTCTGAGGTGCCCAACGAGCTAAAGAAACTGGCAGAACAGTTCCAGGTCGAGAAGTGCTGGATCTTCCCTGACAATGTGTGGCGAGTGATCTTGCAAATGCGCAAGACCGTCTGGAAGGACATGTGGGGGACGCAACCACAATGAACCAAGACTCTTACGGACCACCTCGGGACAATGAGGCTGAGTGGGCAGTGCTGTCGGCATGCTTCACCGACCCAATTATTTTAGACAGGAACAAGGCTGAGATCCTCGACCCGCACAACTACTACCAACCAGTAGCCCGGTGCGTCGCCCGGGGGTTGAGGGATGGTGTGCCACCTGACGCTGTCGCCATGGGCGAATTTGTCGGCAAGGAGCATCCGAAGTATGTGCACGAATTTAGTCTAAAGATTATGTCTGGATCGATCACCTCCGCTTCCAAGATGGACTATTGGTTGCCCAGGTTGCGGAAGACTACCCGGATGCGGAACATGCACGCAGCTGCGCTCAAGGCGCTCGGTGCGATGGAAGAGCAGGACGCGTGCCCGGAAGATATTAGGAACATCCTGGCCGGGGCCAGCAAGCCATGGGGCAGTGGGAATCTCCCACTCATCATGGAGGCTAGCGCTCTAGATGAATTGGCGATTGAGAAGCCGGAGGAGATTATCTTTGGTGCCCTGCACCGCGGTTGCAAGATGGTGCTAGGCGGAACGAGCAAGAGCATGAAGACGTGGACGCTGTTGCAGTTGGCGATATGTGTGGCGTCTGGCACAAAGTTTTGGGAGATGCCTACTCGCAAGACGCGGGTGCTGTTCATCAACTTTGAAATCCAGCAGTACTCATTCCGAGAGCGGATCAGATCCGTGTGTCGGGCGCTAGGCATTCAGATACCTAACGACCAGTTGTTTGTTTGGAATCTGCGAGGACACTCGGCGGACCTGAGTGCGTTGCGGCCCAAGATCATCGACCAGTTGCGGATCGGAGAGTTTGGACTGATCTGCTTTGACCCGATCTACAAGTTGTACGGAGAGAGAGATGAAAATTCAGCCGGGGAAATGGCTACGTTGATGAATGAGGTAGATTCCATTGCAGTGGAAACAAACGCCAGCGTCGTGTTCGGTCATCACTTCAGCAAGGGACACGGCAACAGGGCCGGGTTTGATAAGATGTCAGGCAGTACCGTATTCGCCCGGGACCCGGACAGCATCTTCGTTATGCATCCTCACAAGGAAGAGAATGTTTTGATCGTCGAGCCGACGATGAGAGACTTCTCGCCGATCGATCCGTTTTGCGTGCAGTGGGAATTTCCCCTGATGAAACGCACAGCAGAATTTAATCCGGACGACGCGCGACCAACCGAAGGATCGAAGAAGGCATACGAGGACGACGAAGTGATGGCGTGCGTTGACAAGGAGAAGGGATCATCGTTCAAGGAGGTGTGGGAGAAAGCAGATCCTGCCATGGGAATTCCTCGGGGAACTCTCTCGAGATATCTCACGCGCTTAGTGAAGTCCGGCAAGTTGATGAAGGATAAATCGCAGTTTGGCGAGGTTTACCGCGTTCCGGCCCCAGGTTTTTAGAAAAAGTATTTCATTCAATATCAACAACTTACGCATTATATTGAAAATACTTGTAGACATAACCCAGCGGATGGGTTAAATTCTAAACATGAGCAACACCAATACAACCAACGCCAAAGTGTCCCGGGCAAATGTGGGACGCAGAGTAACCAAAATGCACGAAAGTAAATTAATTGAAGAAATCAAGCGCGACTACCGGGTAGAGTCCATTAGCGACGAGCGCGACTATCGCGGTTCGGATCTGAACGACCCCCAGGTCAAGGAGTACATCAAGCGCACTGGCGACAACGGTGACGGATTCTGGATCTACCTCAAGCCAGGATGGGTAGATTGGGCCGGAACCGGGGCCCACCAGGTCCATGAGTCGAGCGTCCAGGAGGCTTACACATTTCTCCAGGGCGTTAGCAAGTGCAAGTGCAGTGAATGCAATTCATAACCAAGAAAGACCAACCAATATGATCAACAAAGACACACTCAACATAATTCGTAATCAGATTGACCCGCTCCTGGCAGAGCTCAACAAGGTCAACAAGCAGTTCAACCTCAAGCTAGGCAACTGCACCTACAACGCGGACACTGCCACGTTTAAGATGGAGGTCCGGTCGGTTGAGGAAGGCGGAGAGATTGTGACCAAAGACCTAGCGGACTTGCGGTCAATTGTTCGTCATGGATTCGACGGACTGAAGGAGGAGCACCTGACCAAGGAGTTCAAGACCCCAAAGGGCACTGCTCGCCTGTGCGGGTACAGGGGCCGGGCGAATAAGTCGTTTGTCTTCGAGGTGCTCGACGGAGTTAACAAGGGCAAGAAGTTTGTGACGGACACAAAGGGCATCCAGTTCTACCTGGGCATCGAGGCGCCCTCGATCCTAAAGGTGACCGAGTGGAAGAAGGAGGCAGTATGTCAGAGCTAATCCTAATCGCTCCTTGCCTTATTCTCTGCACCGTGTTCATGTGGAAAATGTACTGGAGGAAATCATGAGCTACTACGACGACAAGGAAGAAGGCGCGTTAGCGTTTGAGCAGATTGTTCCGGGCAAGTATTACCGATACAACCGGGACTATGGTATCTGCGAGGTCATGGAGAGCGCTAGCAATAAGCCCAAGATCCTGCGATACCTGACCCGGGACGGTAGCCTGCTTGGAAGCAATGGTGACCTATTCGAGGTCGACATGACGGACAGGCTCCTGGCAGTGCTGAAGGATCGCCGGGACAAGACGATCGGGTTCATCGACGAGATGGGAACCTGGTGAGTTTACGCGCAGATAGTTCAGTAGTAGAACTTCCCCTATTCCAAGGGGAGAACGGAGGTGCAATTCCTACCTCTGCGCTCCAACTTAAATTCCGGGCCATAGGGTCGAAGACGATGAATGAAGTAGTCGTCGCCAACCACTACGCGCACCGGGCCGTGCCTTGCAACTGGTCGTTCGGATGCTTCCATGGCAGTGAACTGCTAGGCGTGATTTCATTCGGCAAACCCGCGTCGCCACATCTATGCAGGGGCATATGCGGGGCAGAGAATGCGTCCAGGGTCTACGAGTTGAACAGATTGTGGCTCGACGATCGGTGCCCCAAAAACTCTGAGAGCAGATTTATATCCTGGAGCATTCGTGAGCTAACGAAGTTGCGGCCCTACTTAATCCTGGTTAGCTATGCTGATACCGGGGCCGGGCACAATGGAATGATCTACTCGGCAACCAACTGGATCTACACCGGACTATCTGACAAGAGATCTTCCGGTGACAAGGTGGTAGGCAACAAGCACAGCAGGCACTCGCGGACCATGGAAGAGGCAGTGATCGTTCCGCGGACCAGGAAGCATAGGTTTGTCTATTTCTGCAATCAGAAGGACAAGCCGTTGCTGAAATGGGAGATACAAAACTGGAAAGAATGGAAAGAATGGAGGGAAGAATGAGTCAATCAATTGAATGTCCTAACTGTAGATGTGAGGTCCCGGTGGCGTTATTCGCGTCCAGGATCGGCAAGGTGAGGTCGGAGGCCAAGGCCAAGGCATCGATCGCTAATGGTAAGAAGGGTGGGGCGCCTAAAGGGAACAGGAATTGGGCCGGGAAAGAGCTCCCGGTGACATCGTTTCGACCCACCAAACTGGACTGAAACATAGCCCGAAAGGGCCAGAAACAGCTATTTCGCCCTACTCTGTTAAACCCGGGTTCTACACTGTTTCACCATTTCGTTCCCCTTATATGTATATAATGGTGAAACAGACCCCTGTTAGAGCGGGGGACTAAAGTCCCCCCGCTTCGCTGCGCTAGCGGTACCGCTCCAACCG